TGTATAAGTATTATTAGTACTTTGGGTTCGTATTTTAAAAATACTATTTACAAGACCTAGACTATCCTCTGAATGTTGTTGTGCAGGATCACTCCTAACTTGAATATCTGTTACTGTAGCTACTGTATTAGGAAGAATAATTGTTTCTATTTCTATTGATCCTAGTTTTCCTATATATCCTTGAATTTCAGTAGATTCAATATAATTACAAGAGAGTGCAGTATTATATTTACCCTCACTTATAGTATAAATAAAAGTACTATTACTTTTATCCAAAGGGGATAATGCTTCAAAATCTGCTTTATTGAATTTAGGTAAAACACTTAATAGTGTAAAAAATAAATATAAATATTTTAAATTATTTACATCTTCATTATATAAATTGGATCCAAAAAGCACATAAGCATTTTTTATTTTATCTATATCTGGATTATCATTAATAGCAGCAATAAGAGTATCTACTTTTATTAATCCAAGAATATCTAATGCTTTTTTACTTGTGNTATAAGTATCAGATTCCTTATCTGTGTCTATATTAACAAAATCTTTTCTAAGGGCTAATATTGGAAGTGTCTGTAAATTATCTGTATCTCCCCCAATAACACTATTATTTAATTCAGGATAAGTTCCTGTAATAGTGTCATAGAACCAAATCTGTTTAACAGCAGGATTTGAATTTAAAGTATATACAACTCCATAATAAGCATCTCCACCTGGTAGAGCTATTTCTGTACCTAAGGTAGCATTTTCTGTTGTAGAAGTAATATCATGGCTTATATTAATGAAAGTAGTACTAGCGGGTGCTCCTGTCGTTGTAGGGGTACGAATATGATTGGTATCTACAATGATATTATTAAAATCTGAAGGGTCTGAATAATTATGTGAAAAGTAAGTAGTAGTACGTGTCCAAGTATCTGTAAATTCAGTTGGATCATAAATTACTTGAGTATAATTATCTACGACAACATGATCATCTCTATTTCGAGTAATATTTGCAATATAAGCTGTTTTATTTACATTCAATACTGTATCTACAAAACCCCAATTAACTGCTCCAAGGGTTAATATATTTGTTTCCATTGAATAATTATTATTATCAATTAAATAATTTTGAACCCATAATTTAGGAACTGGCTTACCAAATTCTGTAGAAGAGATTGTTATAGCTTCTCCTACTATATTTTCTAAAATAGAAATTACACCTTCTTTATCTGAAAAGTATTCAGAAACAGTTACTGTAGGAAGTCGATCAATAAATGTATTTTCACCATATTGAAAATAACTTCTAACAGTAGAAAGAGGACTTGTTAGAGTAGCAAAGCGAATTTCTTCTGCTAAATCCAAATCATTACGAATTGCGTTATATATGGTTTGTTTTAAATATTTTGCTTTTTTATCTATTAAAGGAGATGTAATAACTTCAGTAGAATAAATGGTTTCATCTGTAATACCAAGTAAAGCAAAAATAGGTTTAAAAACTGGAGCAAGTATATCTCTAAATAATACTTGTAAACCAACGGTAAGAGCATTTACTTGGAATTTAACTATAAAAGTAGCAAAATCTGTTGTAGCGTCCCATACCCCTTTAACAGTATCTTCTACTACATTAGTAATTTGATGTACTATTTTTTTAATAGAACTCCAAAGAGACATATTATAATACCGTAACTATACCAGTACCTGCAGTATGTACTCCTGTAGTAAGGGAGAATGTATTATCTAAAGTAAATGTCTTAACTCCTGTAACAGTAACAACATAATTATTACCATTGATTTCAATCATACCTGAAACAGAATCAATACCTACTGCATCTCCTGTAGATAATCCATGTGCTAATGTTGTTGTAATTTCAATATCTTCACTTGTATTATGTACAATAGTATCAATATCAAAAGTAGCTGTCTCAGAAGAAGGTGTTCCTAAATCTGTTTGAGTAGCCAATCCAGCAGCCGTAGCTAATTTAGCTAATATTACATCCATAGAAGATTGATCTACATTTAAAGGTAAAGCCAATGCAGTTGCATCTGAATCAGTGGATTTAGCTACTGTCCATAAATCAGTAAATACTTTAGCTACTTTAACTTCAGCATTTCTATCAAAGCCTTCTGNTTGCTTACTATAGAGTCGTTGTTGTCTTCCAACTAATCCTTTATAGGTTTCATTTCCATTTACATCCACATCTACTACAGAAGTATTATCTGAAAGAGTATCTTTTACTTGAGCTTCTTCTGTTAATTTCTTTTGAGCCAATAAAGCTGTTTGAGCTTCTATAGAATCAGCTTGTTTATCTGCTTGCTGTTTACCTAAAGTAAAGCTTATAGATTGTGCTAAAACACTCTGCATAGCTCCTAAATAAACACTAGCATAATCATTTCCTTTAATTTTACCTGCATCATACTGCTGAGATATGCGAAGCTCTACTGCAGTCATTAAAACATCAAAAATACCTGTACCATCTAAGGTATTAGAAACAATATCACTTATCGCTATCTCAGCCATTATTTATACCTAATCGTTAATATCAATTGAACCAGACATTGCCTGACGTTGCGCTAATTCTTTTAATTCCTCTTTAGTAAGAGGGGGTAATACTTGAATATTAAATTCAGGAATTTGTTTAGCCTTTCTAACTTTATTACCTAAATGGTCTTTAACTGTAGTAAAAACACTACATTTACGTTCTTTCATTGCTTCATAGATAATATAAGGAACATGCCAACCATCATCTGTATTAAATAAAACATACTTTTTAAACGTACCCAATTTAGCAGAACCTGCAGAAATAATTTCACCTGCCCATTCTTTTTTATTTGGATTCATATTCATAACATTAATACGAATCAAACTACTTGCACGTTTCTTACGATCACCAAAAGATTTTTTAGAATACTGTTCATGTGTCATAAAATCTGAAGAAGTATTTTGCAATCCAGTAGTAACATTATTTTCTTCTAAAATCCCATTTACTTTTTCTCTAAGTTTTTCTACACCAATATTGGGATGATATTTTATTCCCATTTTATCGGCTCTGTTTTTAAGTACTTCTAATTCATTTGGAAGGTCTTCAACTGTATTCTCATTCATTTTATTTCTCACTATTTATATAGGTTTTGTTGATTATATATTTAAAAATAAACTCCCCCTAAAAGGGGAGTTTATAATAAGCTATTACCATTCAGCAATAGTCCACATTAATGCAATACGTTCAGGACGTAGAGGCATAAAGCCATAGTACCATTTAATAGAATAGAACCCAGTTTCACCATAAGGATCATCTGTAGTGTAATTCTGTTCTGGTTTAACATGCTTAGTTTTAAATTTCACTGTCTTACCATCAGTTTGGAAACCAATAGTAGTAAATGAACCATCTCCTATAACAAGCATAGGATATGTATTATAAAATAAGCCATTAGAATCTGCATCAGCACTAAAACGGAAAGAAGTAGTTTCTTCTACCGCAGCATTAATAGCAGCACCTGCAGCTTCACGATGCATCATTTCAGGTACAACAATAAATCTAAAGTTATCAATTGAACCAAACTCACCGCGAGCAATATTACCTGCTTGTGCATATTGAGCTACTGGAATGAATGCTTTATTTCCATGATAATCTAGCATACGCATAACAGAAGGTTGAAGTTCTGAACCTATCATCATATAACGTGCAGCATTAACTACTTTGGTATCTACCATACGTGAACCTGTAATGATTTTAGTCATTTTAGGTGTACGGTTTTGATCCAATTCAATAGCTAATTTAACTAAATCATCATAATTTACTGCATCATTTGTATTACCTGCGTCAAAAGGAGCAGCTACATCATCACCTTGTAAAGAGGCAATAGATGTTGCAGTACCTGCGTAACGTATAACACCTGCAGAGTTAATGAGATCTATTTGAAGTTGGTCTTCATTAATTTCATTCGCTGCTTTAACTACTTCACCTGTAAGATGTGAAAGTAGATCTGCATCTGAATCAAAATCAAGAGATTCTTGAGTATATTCAGTGAAGAAACCAAATTTATCAATCGTACCTTCTAATTCGATACGTTTCATTCCAACCCGGTTGACTCTACCTCCAGATTCTTTCAATGATGGAATCTTACTTGATATAGCACCTATATCTTTAGAAGAACCATATAAATTACCATAGATAGCTGTACTAGTTCCTGCAATAGTATTAACTACATAAGGAAGAGTAGTTGAAGTACCCCCTGTACCATTGGCAGCAACTGCATCTGCAGAACCATCTACAAATTCAGTATATACTGCTGCAATATCGTCAGAAGTAAGAGTACCATCAATATCTTGTGCAGCAATGAAACCTTCACCGAATGCCCAAGCTACAAATTTACCTTTAGCTTCTTCAAGTGCTAAAGCATCTGAAGTAGCATTATAGGCTGTAAAGTACATTGTTTGACTTTCTAGCACCTCCTTGAGGAAGTACACTTACTGCAGCATGATAGGGTAAAGGGGTATTTGCTGTAACTGTACCCACAGAAGCTAATGCACCTGCAGCATCAATACCCTGATCACTTAAGTTTCTATCATCTAGGATAGGAAGATAGTGATATTGTTTAATGGTTTTACCCATATTTTTAGGCATAGCACGTACATCAGCTAATTGACCAAAATATTGCTCTTTAGCTGCTTCTACAAGTGCTTTCTTGTGAAAATAATCGGTGCGTATTTGCGTACCTACGGAAGAATTATTTCCGTTACCGTATGTTTGAGACATAATAAATTACCTTTTTAGATAAATTTACCCATGCTCACTTTTTCAAATTCTTCATCAGACATTGATAAGGGATCATAGGATTCTTTTTGTTTAACATTAGAAGTGCTTTTAGTCACACTTGCTGCTTTCTTTCGGCTTTTAAGATTAGGATCTGCAGCCTTCTTTTTAGCTTTAGCAACTGTTTGTTGCAATGTATCTGAAGGGGTATCAAATCCACCTTGAGCATCGATTGCATCTCCCACTTGTTTATATGCTTCCAAATCAGAAAGTCCTGATAAACGTCCTAGCATTCTTTCATTATCCATGACATGTTTGATTTGCTGGAATATTCCAGATTCAACTTGATCATTTAAAGTCTTTATAACGCTAGGGTTCTCTATCAATAATTGCTGACTGGCTTTATCCCACTTATTGCCAATAATATCCAATGTTGTATTAAAAGAATCTGTATCTCGAATTTCGTCAAGTATTCCATCTAGTTCAACTTCTTGATCATTCACAGTGTAAGTATTTGGTACGTATTCATTTGGTGTTTCTGTATCAATATTTAAAAGATCAACACCACTATCTTTAATTAACTTTGTAACTGCATTGGGATCTTTTTTATCCTAGATCAATTAAATAAGTTAATTTTTCTTCAGTAAGTAGATCATTATTTTCTAACATCTTAAGAAGTTTTAAGTTAGGTTTTAACCCAGCCATCTTCTTATTATAATTAGCNCCCATTTGCATGAGAGNAATTGCGTCATCTATATTATCTACTTGTATATCTTTCCCATTTGCTTTAAACGGGGAAGTAATCTTTTTGTAAGCTTCCTCATAATTAATTTCAGAAGCAGTTTTAGTTTCTTCATCTTCCGTATCTGTTGAATCCTCTTCTTCAGAGGTTTCGGTAGTATCTTCATTTTCTACCTCAGTATCTTCAGATTCTTTATCTTCTACATCTTCTTCGTCCTCTTCCGAGGCTATCGCCTCTTCAGAGTCCTCAGAGATCTCTTCCTCTTCAGAAGTTTCTTCTGCAACTTCTTCTTCTGCAGTATCTTCAGAGTGCTCCTCTTCTGTAATAGATTCAGTAATTTCTTCATTATTAGAAATAACCTCTTCTTCTTTATCTTCAGTTTCTTCAGGAACATCATCAGGTAAATCATCGAAATTTAATTCAGCAAATTCTTCATCTGACATTTCTAGTGCATTGGTGTTATCACTTGCATCTGTCATATCAATTTACTCCTAAAGTGCCTCAGCAAGTAATTCTTCACGGGTATTTTCATCCGCTTTTAAAGAATTTTCCATTGCTATTCCACGTTGCATAATTGTATGTAAATACAAACGTAAATAACCAATAGCATCAATAGATTTACTTATTTGATTAGCTTCAGATTCACCTTGCATTGCTGGATCTGCTTTAAGTAATACCAAACGACTTGCTTCTTCTTTGAAATAACCTTCTATAATTATTTCTTTAAAATCTTTATTATCTGTAAGACGTGTTAAAACTTCTTTAAATGCAACTGCAGCTTTAGCCTGTTCAATACTAATTTCAACTTGTTCTAATTGCTCTGAATTATTCATATTTACTTTCTCTCTTGTGTCCTCATTCCAGTATGGAATTGAGTTATATTAAAAGTATACAACAAAACTACTATAAATCTATACAGTAGTTTTAGGTTGAGAATTCTCCAACATCTTCTGTGCAGCTATCTCGTCTAATTTAGTTCTTCCTTTAGTAGCCAATTTATCAATTTCTCTATTATGTGTTGTAGAACTTTGTTGTTCTAAATAATTAAGATCAGTTTGATCTGATTGACTATTCATACTTCTGGTTTTAGCTAATTCAGTTTCAGTCTTAGTCACGTTTTCAATCCAACATCTACTTGATTCTCTCGTCCCTTAGCACTTTTCATTAGCTACTTGAGTCTTTCAAGAGTTCAATCTCTAATCTAGTCTTTTTCTTGTTCTAATGGATCTGGAGTAGGTTTAAATTCTTGTATTTTCTTAGCCAATGCAGGCATCTTTCTTAGTTTAGCAATATCTGCCAAAATAATTTGACTAAATTCTACTCCCATTGTTTGACCTGTAGTCTGTAACATGAAAGCTAATTCTTGTGCTTTATCATTATCTGCTTCTGCTGTACTAATCGTTAATTTAAGATCAAAATTTCCGGCGAGATCATCTCTCTTAACTGTTACAAACTTTTCATTAGTAATTCTAATTACTTCTTCTTCAGATAAAAATTCAGCATTCATTGCAATGAATTTTCTACCAATCTGTTTAATACCTTCAGCCAATCTACGTAAAATACCTAATTCACGTTTAGAAGTAGCATCTAAGGCACTACGGATACCCGTAGCAGTTGATCCAAGTGCTTGCCCTGTAATGCCCTTACTAAATGCTTTAACTCCTGTGAGGCTCTCTGCTTCAGCATTTTGAGCATCTAATATGTATTGAGCACTTGCAGGAATCTCAGGATAGGTATGCATGTGAAAAGCTAATCTTGGATCTACATTACCGTTATATTCGTAATCCTGGCCTTTATCAAATTTCCTTTTATTCGTTACATCTAAAGCATCTTTACGTGTACCCATCTGCCCATTAGCAGATCGTCCCATCGTATCAATCATTCCTCTAGTCACAGCACCTATAATTTGTTGGTTATCTTCCAACAATGCACCATCAGGTTCACCATAAATAGATTTACGTACAGGTAAGTATTGTGCTGAAATAAAAGGATGTTGTTTATCTGGGAAAGGATTCTCTTCTAATTGGATCATTACCGAACCAATCCAAGTAGCTACAATAGGTTTAACTATTCCTGAGCCATCTATGTCCCATTCACCCCAGTATTCATAAGCTACTAAACGTTTTCTAGGTTTATCTGAAAAAGTAAATACTTCAGTATCTTGATCACTTACATGATTTGGATCACCTAATACAGTTGAAGTAGATACCCCTACTTTATCTAAATTAATATATTTACCTGATTTATCTAATTCAGATAGAGAGGTTTCAAAACTATAAATAACAAATCTTGCTTTAAGTAAATCTCCTCTAGCAGTTGGATCTATAATTAAATTATTATAATCACAGATTTCTACTGAAGGATAATTTTTAGTTACTACAGTACGTTTAACGAGTTCTGTTCCTACCTCTACAGGAGCAATAGGAACGCCTCCTTGTTGAGTTAATAGATGTGCTTGCTTAAGCTCTTTAGGAAGCCCTTCTAATGCATTTGGATCATTTGCTAATTCTTGTTGAATTTTTTGATGCAATGCAATTGTTTGAGGATCATTAGAAGGAATAAAATCAAAAGTAGGAACTTCTTCTTCTATTTCATCCTCTTCGTATTCCCATCCTGTTCGTACAATAACAGTACCTTCATCGACTGCAGTACGTACATATTCATCTATAAAATTAATCTTTTGTATTTTAGTATTGAATTGATTATTTAAAACCAAAGCATTTTGAACAGCAGCTTCCTTATCTTCATAAGTTACTGGATCAACATTAAATACATCATCTGTACTTAAAAAGGGTTCAGATAAACTGGCATATCTCCATTCAGCTTGTTTACGAATAAGCTTCGGAACAATATTAGATCTGCCTGCAACTTTAGCAGGTTGGGCTTTACCTTTAACATTTAGATTATCTACCCAAGTATCTATTTTATCTACCTGAGTAGAATGAATAGATTTAGCTGCTAGAAAGTCTTTTTTAAGATCAGCAACTGTAGGGGGATTTTGCCAATTAACTGAAGACTCTTGTTCTTCTGTAGAAGAATTTTCTTTAACTTCTATTTGTTCTGAGGTCATATATAAATACTCAATTTTTTATACCAATACATCTTGCATCATAAATACCATTATTAGTTTCTATTACTTGTATTTCAGCATCTGATAAAGCTAAATAATTCCTAACAGGAGTATACATAACACAATAAGTATCAATCGTTGTATTTGTCCCGCAGCCGCTTACGNTACTCAGGATCATTATGAAGCTTATCTTTAATATGTTCTTTATCTTTAATGGCATCATAAAGTTCCTCAGAAGTTTTTTCTTGCTTTAGTTGCTCGATCACTTAATAATCCATAAATGAACCAAACAGCTAATGTAATAAATCCAAGTATAAAATATATCATGCGTCTTTATTCTTATTTTTAGTCAAAATTACCTGCTAAAACATTAAGAACCTTAAGTATAACATTCATATATTTATTACTACTTTTAGAATTTGTTATTGCTGTAATAGCAGTAGCTCCTGCTACAATCTGAGTAATAGCCTGTAACCACATAGGTAAATCATTTATAAATTCTGTCATCTTATTCCCCTAATTAATAATTAGCCCTGTAATGCTTCCCAACATGCTAGGGCTTGCTAATCTTTCGTATCATAGCTACGAGAAGGATCACCTCCGTTTCTTCTTTCCTTGTCGGGTAGAAGTCTTTTTAACTTGTCTATGTAAACCTATAATAGTACAGATTAAACCCCCTATTGCACATAGGGCAACTATACCACCTGAATGAATATCCATGAATTGTAAAACACTTGTCGCTGTTAGAACTACTACGCCACTACCTGTTGTGGCATCTATTTGCGTATGATGCATCAATTTATCCTTTGTAGACGGGTGCATAATGTATATGAAAATGATTTGATTCGAGTAATACTACAAAATCCTTACCTAATTTGTTTTGTAATTGCATAAGAATGGCTGACTTTTCAGAAGCATCAAACCATCTTGATCTAATATCTAAAGCATCTCCGCTATAGTGTCTTGATCGTTTAACTGAATGTTTATATTCCTCCGTCCCGCTAGTAATAACAGCATCTTTACCATGATCTCTAAATACTTGAGTAATTACAGAGATATAAGCTATCAATATTTCAGCTCTACATCCTGCAATACTTGCACCTTCTTTAATTAAATACATTTTATACCCTATAAATTTTCTAAAGCTTCAACCCTTGCAATAAGGTTTTGAACTGTTTTAACAATAGGCCCTATAAATTCTTCATATCCAAGTGATAATACATCAGCTCCTCCTTCTATACTGTGATCATTATATCCAGCAAAATCTATTCCTAAACTATCCGCTAAAGCTTTTACCTCTTGTGCTATAAAACCTTGATGATTTCTGGTTCTTTTCTTAGAGCCATCAGGATTACCTTTAACAATATTCCCGTTAGAATCTACTGAGTCATAGTCTGATCTATAATCCCATTTAAATTGAACAGGTCTTAAACCCTTTATAAAATCTAAACCGAGTAAAGTATCTACTATATCTGTTTTATCACGTTGATCAGATCGAGTTTGAGTTACACCATATCGGTATACAAGTGTAGAAGAGTTACCTAATTGAATTTGATTAATACCATCTACAGAGGAAAGTGCTCCTAAAGCAACACCATTTGCATATAGAGGTGATACAGAAGCATTTCTACCTATTGCAATTGAATCTTCACTGATTCCATATTGAGAAGCTGCAGGGCCAATAGAAATACTATTTATACCTGTAGTATAAGTAAGTATACCGGGAGCTGTTCCATGTCCTATTGCTATAGAACCCTCACCTTGAGCACTATTACCTGCAGAAAAACCTATTGCAATAGCATTACTGCCTTGTCCACTAAAACCTGCATTTACTCCTAATGCAACTGCATAAGTTCCTTGATTATTATTACCTGCAGAAGCTCCTATTCCTACAGAATATGCCCCTTGATTTAAATTTCCTGCAAAATAACCCATTGCTAAACAATTAGTTCCTTGGGTTGTTTGCCCTGATTTATAACCTATTGAAGTGGCTCTAGTAGCTTGTGAACTCTCTCCTGCATGATATCCTATAGCAACTGATTCTGTTCCTTGAGAGTATTGTCCTGCCCATGTACCTATAGCAGTAGAAGAGGCTCCTTGAGTATTTTCACCTGCTTTTGTACCAATAGCTACTGAAGCAATATTTTGATTAAGTCTTCCTGCTTGATATCCTAATCCAATAGATAAATCGCCTTGAGTCGCATTTCCTGCATGATATCCAACAGCAATAGCCTGTATACCCTGTGAAGTATTTCCTGAACCATCTCCTATAGCAACAGAAGAATTTCCTTGAGAAACAGTCCCTGCGTATGCTCCAACAGCAACACTAGAATTACCTTGAGTTTGATTACCTGCTCGGCTCCCTAAAGCAATTGAATTATTACCTTGAGTGTCTGAACCTGCATTACTTCCAATAGCTACTGCATCTGTACCTTGACTTACTAATCCTGCATTTTTACCAAACGCACTACTATCTGCAGTAATATTAAAAGCACTTGGAGCACCTCCAATTACTTTAGGTACAAATTCAATTACTTGATCTACAATATCCCAATTAATTGCTAAAGTAGGATCTCCTGATAAAAAGACTCTACTTTCACTGAATCCCAATGA